AAAATACCAATCGCCAGAGTAGGAAGTGATTAAGGCACAATAACCTGAGTTTACCCTTTTGTAGTCACTATCAGTAGCTAAATAAGAATTTTGAGTCAGTGCCAAATTTGAATAAGGAGTAGAGCCACCAGCTATACCACTCCCACCAGTACTAAGTTGGATAGCTCTAAAAGAGGTATGCCAAGCACTTGGTGTAATGTTTGACCCCGTATTTCCAGATAAGTGCAACTCACCATTAATTTCTATGATATTATCACTTACTAAATCTAAAACACCATCTGCTGATTGGTGAATGTATGTGCCATCATCACCAAATTCTAGGCGGTTAGTACTTGTTATCATTACTGCATCGGTTGCTAATGTGATTGGAAAAGTAGTACCATTATCACCATCTTTAACTGCTACATGAGTAGTACCATTTCCACCACCATCATTATCTACATGAAGTAGCTGTTCGTATGATGATGCTATTGTTTGTGAACCTAAAGCTGCCATATTCTTATCCTAACTTATATCTTGCCACCTACGAGTCTCATTAGACCAGGTGTCGTTAATCGCACTCCATTCTACTACAACTGAAGCTAATCTTGCTGCTTGTGTTAGCATGGATTGAATTTTTAAACCTAAACTTAACATTAGCCTACATATGCTATTACTTTACCTGACGCAAGTTTAAAACCACTCCATCGTCCAAAAATTGTCATTCCCTGAGGAAATGTTACACTGTCAATAGCAGCACCAGCATCTGCGTCAATTAATGTACTTGTTCCAGCATCATCTAAAAACAACTGCTCTGTTTCAGCAATTAATCCATCTGTGCTATCAAAAACTGTATCTGCTATAAACTGAATTGCTACAAAAACTCCGCGCAAGTTTGTACATGCGTTTGTTCCTGTTACGAGAATTGAACCTTCTTGGCCTAGAGATCGGTTGCTGACCTCTGATACACTAAATTGCGCCATCTTGTTTCTCCTTTACTTATGCCTTACCGAGCGTGACAACTCTCATGGGCATATTGGTTTAAATAATATTTTCTTTTCTTAAACTGGCATCACTAATTACGTTTATGTGAAAAGTTGGTGCGCCAATTAATTTCCGCACCTTTTTCGTCTTGCATTTTGGGCAATTAACACGTTCATCACGTTTTGCTAACTGCTCCCACTTATACTGACAACGATGACATAAGTAATCGTTATTTATCATTCTTTTTTTTCTTTTCAACTGGTTTTACTAGTGGTACGCCATTTTTATCACATTGAACACAACCATCTTTTAAATACGCATCAATTTGCTTTTTTTTGATCCATGATACTTTGCCAAATACTGAACCATCTTTTCTTTTAAAATATTTCATATTCTTTCCTTTTATAAGCAGCGAGGTGCAAACCGCACCTCGCCACTATTATCCTTAATCCAGTTTTACGGATTATTGAAGTTGACTACACCGCAAGATGTAGAGCTTGTGGCATGAGACAAGCACGCGCCAAATAAACAATCCACGACCAAGCTAGTTGATAAATAATCAATATCATAAGCTGCTTGGACTCTTGGTTGCAACTGTGCTGCGAAGTAAACAGATTCTTTCTTAAAGATAGACGCTGTTTCATCGCCACTACCACCATCATCATCCCAATCTGTAGATACAAATGTTGGCATTCCATAGACCATTCCAGTATGTCCACTAACAGTTGGATTCTGAGCATCACCTCTTTGACTTGCATCGTAAAAGTCTTGCAGTGATAATGCACTCATGTACGCTGCTGGAGACATATATAAATATGTTTCTCCATCTGCATAATCATGTCCAGCATCCAATAGTTTTTGGAGTCCAGAACGTAATAACGCAGTAGTCCATGTGTTATCACTACTAAGTGATACATCATTACCAGTTGCAGACTGAATAACAGTTACTGCAAGATAGTTTTCAATATACTTAGCAATGGCATAACCCATAGATTTTGCATACGCGTTAAACAAATCTGCTGATTCTTGTATACGAACATGATCACCAATTCGTTTTGCTTCATATGCGTGTTGATCAACAGTAAGGTCCACCTTACCATCTGTGTTAGCACCATAGGTAACAGCAGAACCACTAGTTAAATCGGCAGCAGTATCCTCAGTGACTTTAGGTATGTGTAAAATATCTCCGCCTTCGCTCATTAAAGATGAGAAATCCATTACCTGGTTTCTGATCTGAAATTTACGCATTGCAAAGTCCATAATTGCGTCGCGCCAAAGCTCTGGTATAAAATTGGCAGCGGTTGATGTTGTGACTTCAGCCATAACTTTTTCCTTTTTTTAATTAGCTCGCTTCTTGTACTTATCCAGTATGCTTGTCCAGTTTTTTTGGCGATCCGAATCTGGTATAGAACTATATTCTCCAATCACTTCATTTACTGGTACTGCTGGGTTATTTGCTACATTTACACGAGCACTATTTAATTTTTTATGTATCGCTTTTAATTGGTTGATTGGTAGTGAACCAAATGTTTCACGATCATCTTGAGTCATGTCATTTAACAGTTCAGTACGCATCGCTTCTTCTTGCTCTTGCGCCTGTTTTACAATCGGTTCAAGCTCAGAAATCTTTGTGGCTCGCTCTTCAGCAAGTGTTTTCCACTCTTCTTGTTGTTCCAATTGATTTTGCCTTCCTTGCTCAAGTTGTTTTTCCAATTCAGCAATTTTTGCTCTGTCTTTCTGACTTCTTTGACGATATTTCTTGCTTTCAGCAATCAATTCTCCAACATCGCCAATTGTTGGTTGATCCTGGCTATCAGTTGCCAACTCTTGAGCTTTTTGCGGTTGCTCTTCCGTTGGTGCGCTCTGCACGTTTTCTTCAGACATCCTGTCCTCTCTTTATCCTATTCTGACCACATGTTTGGTCTTTGTCATACGCGATAAATTTTGTGCTATATTATTAGCAAAATCTTTTACAATACCTTCTTCCACCTTACTACCCAGTGCTTGATCATCGGCAATTAATCGTTTTGGTACACCACCTTGGCCTTCATTATGTTGATGCATTTTTGTACCTTGCTTGTTTTTCTTAATGCCGTAAAGAAATTTGATTTCTTTGCCTTTAAAATTTGTTTTTATTGGCTGTAAAGAATTCAGCATTTTGCCAGTTAAGGTCATATTTACATGGCTAGTACTAGAATTAATTTGGTTTTTAAATTTTTTAGCTCTTTTTTTTGCTGCATAACCTTCGCTATACTTAGCAAATGGCTTATTATTTGCATCCTTGCCTTGAAATATCTGATCTCGATGTCGCATTGCAGCGTTATTTGCCATGCGTTTTATCATTTCTGGCCCAAAGTGTAACATTTTACTAAACTTAAACATTGATAGGTAACCAGTAATGTCTGCAGTTTACTCCACCGCCTGTTTCCATTGCGTCCTTCTTGACACTTTGAATTTCTTCTGTAGTCATTGGTGACCTTCGTAAAAATGTTCTACATACAGCACGATTTTTTTCATCTTGTGGACCAATATAGTCATACTGCGTTTCTACTGGTAAATCAGCAGACATCTGCATAATAACTGCACGTCTATAATTACCAAGTTGTGTTCCAATCACATTATCTATTCTTGGAATTGTAGTTTTGATATTATCACGCATTAATGTAGCTATTTGTTCTCGATTCATTTTGCTTACAATTCCTTGTGCCATACTAGATTGCATATTTGCAGTAATACTACTTGTTATGCCTTCGATGTTGAAGCGTTGTATATTTTGAAGAGCCACAAGTTGTTGCTCGGTCGCAACCCCAAAAAACGGCAAATCAGTAAGAATAGTCTCCGTTGCAGCCATGAAGGCGTTTTGTCCGGTAGACATGCCCAACTCTTCAATAAAATAGGTCGCAATGTCCATTGCAGCGATAAATGATAGTATCTCAGCCACTGTGTAACCATCTTCTTCCAGTTCCTTAACATCGTCTGTAAATCCAATGATGCTGTTCTCAATCGCTTGCTCATAGCTTTCAACTGCTTGATCTATTGTCATTTGTTAAAATATTTAATAATCGGTTTTGTGGTGCTTTTTTTTCTTGTTGCTGCGTTTGTAAGTCTTTGAATTTTTGTTTATCATCATCACTTGCATCTGGATTATGGTAATCAAACCAATCTTCAGGACTTGCAAGGCCACGATCAAATCTCCAAGACCACAACATTACCTCACTCTCTGGAGTTAATGCGTAATTTGGCTCAAGAAAATCAACACTATAGTCATCACCAATATTCACATTGGCTTCTACGCTTAAAATTGCTTTATCTACTTCGTATCTGCGATGCTCCCAAGGACGCCATGTATCTTCCGTCATTGCACTACGTTCATCCAAATTTTCCATTTCTTCAATAGCTAAGGCAGAAGCAGATGGTGCATTCCCGGAATTATCTCTAGCATATTTTGCACGAATATGGTTGTTATTCAATGTGGTTTCCACTAAGAAACGTGTGCCTTCAATAATTTCTGTTAAGCTGCCACCAGCATTGGTGACACCAAAGTTGGCTTGCTCTGGTAAGTATAAAATTTTATCAGTTCCAATTTGTATGCGACTTGCATCATCCACTCCAGTAATAAACTTGATTCCCATTGCTCCGTATTTAATTGCAATTGACAATTCCAAGAGTGCTATATTGACTGCTAAATCTGTTTGAGCCACATCAAGTGCATTGCCTACATCATAATCCCTAATTGGAGGATAACGATGTGAAAAAGTTACTGGTAATGTTCCATATGGATTTACATCACCATCATTTACGCTAATCTTCCTTCCACTTTCATCAATTAAATAATGACTGTCGTGAGTCCAGACACTATGTAAAGGTTCATTTACTCTGGCATTGCCTTGATAATCAATTGGATAACATACACCAACGGCTTGGTCTCGTGAACCACCAGCCAAGAACAACGGAGTGAAATGAGACAATATTTCGTACTCTAATTTGCCTTTTACTTCGTTCCATTTACTTCTAAAAGCCATATTACCCAGGAGAAAAGTCAATCTTTCTAGCATACGCCTTTGTGCATTTAAACTATGTTTATCTATCAGCGACAAATAAGATTCCGATGCTCTCATACGTGGCGGTCTTTTGTACGTCATGGAGCGTAATGAACACACACGTCTAGTTAAATTGTTTTGAGGTGTTACAGTTTGACGCAGAGTTTCTGCGCTAAAATATTTACCCACATAATTGTGAATATTGATACCTTCGTACCAATCCATAAGATAATCACGCTCTTTTACACGCTCATCCTCGATATATTTTAACTTGTTATTTAGTGCATTACTTACAGCACCAACACTTAAATCTGGGATTATTAGCATACTATAATTACATCCAATCGATGACACCAGCAGTCATGGAGCGCATAGGAAACAGATTTGTAAGCATAAAACGCAACGCATCACAATGATGGTCAAATACGCCATCTTTCTGAGGTTCGTGGCGTAATGCACTGTTTTCCCTGTGTTCTGGATAGTGGTAGTTTTCGTAAGATTGGATACTCTCCTTGCATTTTGGATGAATAAAAATATGTGGATCACCATTTGCATCTTCAAACCATCGACGTACATGTGATACACCAGATACTACATTTCTCGTTACTGCATCGCGCCTAATGTTGACTCGTAGGCCATGTTGCTTAAATACAGCTATATCTGAAATTCCAGACTGTAAATTTGTGCCAGAACCGGCTGGATCGCCCCATATACCAGTATAGTTGTATGGTAAGGACTTCATTTTTTTTGCAAAATCTTCTGTTTTGGTGTTTTTTAATGTGATTTCATCAATTTGATGTATATCAGCAAAGCCTTTACGCTGGTTGTGAAGCTGTACGATTATTGCTGTGGAAAAACGATAGCCAAAATCTAAGCCAGCATACACTGGCTTGGATGGATCGTACTGCACTGTGTCCGAAACATGAATGGTGCGGTCCATCGGATACACCTTACCAGCATAGCTCTGAAATTGGCAAAGAAATTCCTGATTAAAAGTTTCTTTAGTCAAGGTGCGTTTTAATTCTTCAATGTCATCTTTAAAGTAAGGTGATAGTGTAGATGGGAAACGCCAAGACTCCCATTGTGGATGCTCTTCACTTTTTCCATATTCATACAATGTGTGTAAATAATTGAAACCTCTTGGAGTGCTAAGAAATAAGCACCAACCTTGCCTGTCAGATAGCGTTGGCCTTAAATGCATTTCAAATGTGCTACGTGGTATAAGTGCTGCCTCATCAATGATTAAATAGTCTATGCTGTTATATTCTGACTGACCTTTCGGTCAGCCTTCTCCTATCAATGAATCTGGATTATCTGCACTCTTAACAGATAATTCACTATTTAGTCCAGCAAGTTTCATGTAATACAAATCACCACTAATCTCTTTCTTGGATTCTACTGGAAGTTTTAATTTAGTCATTACCATTGTCCTTACTTCCCTGGCAATCTTATTTGCTAAACTATAGTTTGGTCCAACAATCCATCCACGAGTGTTTGGTGTTAAAAGCCAAGGCATAATCTCATGTGCAGCACTCCAAGACTTACCAGAGCGTCTACCCATTAAAACTACGCGAAATTTTGCTGCGCTACTATGATATGCCAGTTGCTGTGGAGTCGGGCTGTACCCCAAGATTTTCCAGAGCTTCTGCTTGTTCACTATTTGCTTTAACAACAGGATTGTCCTCAAATCCGCATTCTTTCAATACTGTCTCCAAGTTGCCTGACATGTCGATTGCAGTCTTGTCACTCATATTTAAAATATTTTTCGCGAGGAAGATTTGCATTGCTACCGATCTGTGTTCATGTGCGGATGTCCACATGGAGCGTCTTAAAGAGAATTTCATCTCTGCTCTACCAGCTTCTACTTTAGATTTGAATCTGCTACGGATTGTGCTTTCATCACACTCGAAATATTTGCCTATTTCTACATAGGAGCATCCGAATGATGCAAGCATCTTGACTTTTTCGCCATCAATTTTCTTTTTAGGTCTACCCATCATTATTAGGTGTTCCGATGACATTCTTTATTTTGTTCAAGGTGCGTCTCCAATATACTTTGCATGATGACTCAGTTACGCCTACGACTTGCGCTATCTCTGGAAAGGTGTGTTTGCGAATACGCAGTTGGAATACTTGCAGTTCACGCGGACTTAGTAAGTCATAGAACTCATGTGCGGATGTTTGTAACCATCGCAAATGTTTCGGAATTAAGCCAGTCCTAAAAACTATCATCTTTTGCAAATATTCGTCTGCTTGGTCAATTGCTTCGATTAGCCTATCAGCATCCGCGTCAGTCAGGTTATGCCAATAGCTTTCCATTTGTTGCTTAAAGTTACACATTAGAAGTGTTGACAAAAATGGTCCC